ACGGTCTGCTCCAATACTCCATCAACCCACCATTCGACGGTGCCGTTGGGGAACAGTTCCAGTCGCAGGACTTGGTACTTACCAGCGGTAGCATCGGCATCAAAATCAACTGACGTGGAAGTAGTCTCCCCGGTGGTAGTACCACCGTTGTACACACCGTGCCAGTCACTATTATCAGTTAGGTCTGATGCCATCAGGAACCCTACTAAGTCGGAAGCGGTCAGTGTGACGGTGATGGTATCACCATGACAAATCGCGCCTTCAACGATAGCCAGATCAGTGTTTACATCAGAAAAACCAATGAAGACTTCACCCGTGTTGAGTGCTGCCTGGCGAACCCGCGCTTCCAGAACGATGCTGCCCATAAGAGCTACATCAAACATGGTCGCACTCTGGAGGCCAGCGGCATGGACATCCTCATTGGTCGTGGTGAGTTGTATCACACCATTAAGGCCATCATCAGAGTCCAGACGAGGCGCACCAGAGTCAGTCTCTGAAATGCCCTGACCAACAATGTTCAGCCCCCCAAGGGCTATCGGAGGAACAGTGGTCGCGGCCAACGTAGACGCCGCACCATAGAAATCCTCGTCAATCATAAGTCTGCTGTCACTACCTTGTGCCATATTGTTCACCTTTTTGTTTGAGCTGTAGCTCTAGATTTCGTATTCGCACCCTATAGGGGGCCACTGCTAGGAATATGCTATCCCTAGGGATGGCGGCTAGGTTCTCTAACCGCACATCCGCAGGTTGACCATTCAGATTATGTACGACCCACCCTTTAGGTATGGGGCCATGAGCCTCAGACCAGATGGTGCGCCGGATGTTCACTACGACGTAGGCAGGGCAGCGTCCGATTGTATCTCGAACAGCCAGTTTCCTGCGCTACGCTCGCCGTAGGCATACTCGTCATAGAGATACACCACGGTAGCTCCACCACCGATGTCTTCCCGGCGTACCGTAGCGGTACGGGGAGCGCGTCCCTGTACCATCACGATGGCCTCTTGAGCGAACACGCCGCCCTTGGCATCGAGGGTCGTAGAGTCGATGGTGATGTTCCCGTCTTCAAAGACTTCGACCCCCGCAATCTTGCCACGGAAGCCCTCTGTGAATACACGGGCGGTAAGACCCTCAGTGACTTCACCACCTGCTGCCGTACCGACATTGACGGTTAGCTCGTCGTAGAGGTCTTTTATCTGGAAGCCGTGGAGAACCGCACGGTAAGGCGGGTTCCCAGGCTCTGTGGCGTTGCTGCTGATGCGGTAAGCCGCCGCAGCGATGACGCCAGAAGCCAGGGTAGTACCAGCACCGGAAAGGATAGTGGTCGCGCCGTCAAGGACAGTGAGGCCGTCTTCGTCTTTCTTACGCTGGATTGCCTGTTGTGCCAAGCTACCAAGCTGGGCATAGGACTGCGAGTTGATACGGGAAGCAACCCGGTCAGTCACCAGGGTTTGAATACCAGTGACCGTGGGGGTGATGCTGAAGACCGTATCAGACATCTGCTGTGGGTTATCCAGCGTGGTGGTTTCAGTGATGTTCTGAGCACTAAGCGCAGCCATCGAAATCTCACGCCAGCTGGTGCCGGTGCCCTCTGACAAAGTTACTTTGTCAACGAGGTTGGGCATGACGCCCTCATATTCACGGACTTGTCGAGCCGACGCCACAACAGTATCAAGACTATCGGCTAGTGATTGGGTAATGGTATCGCCAGCAGCCATAGCTAGTTCCTACCTTCGTTTATTTATTTTGGTTGCTCTTGCGTGTTCTGCGCGGCTAGGGTTATCCATCTTACCGTATGTCTGAGTAAACCACGTCCAGTCATCTTGGCTGGCACCGCCTCCGGCGCTAGTGGGGCCAGTATCTAAGTCATAGATACCGGCTTCTTCTAGCCGTTGGGTAGCAGCTTTACGTTCCTCATCTCTGACGTTATTAGTCGCCTGGACCGCCTTACTACGCTCTGCTTGCCGTACCACTTCATGGGCTCGGACCAATGTACTATATAGTCCGGACACGCTTTTATTCTTATGCGCTTCTACCCATGATTGGCGCACTTCTTCTAGTTCGGGGGCAACATGCAAGTCTAGGATTTCATTCCCATCCACGTCTTGCATCGCCCCACGTAACTGGTTAGTAAGTGCTTCGTATCGTCCCTGGTACGTCCTGCCACGCTGGTTATTTTGTGATTGCGCCTGTATTTGAGTGAGCTGTTGTGGAAGATTCTCGGTGTCACCTTCCGCTAATGCTTTGATCAGGGCTGCGTTTGATTGCTCCATAGCAACCATACGGTCACCTATACCAAGAATAGCGGTATCAGTGTCATCGCGCTTTCGATTCCTACCTTGCTCAGTCTTTAATTGCTGCTCTAGCCTTTCAGCTTGAGTCTTCCAGTCTACTTCTGGCTCTACCGTAGCCTCGGTTTCAGCTTCTTGTACTTCTGGCTGTGGGGCGTCAGGTTCCTGAGTTACCACTTCCTCCGATACTTGCTGCTCGTCTGCCATATTACCTCCGTGAGTTACCTACTATAGGGTCGTCACAGTTATATGAAAGCACTGGGACTACTAAATGTCAACTATCTACCGCTGCGTAGCCTCTGCAACCACTGTGCATCATCTTCTATAGACTCATTAGGGATAGAAGGAGCTGCTTGCTGTCCAAACAATTCAGGATATAGATCAGGTCTAGCCCTCCTGGGATCTCTAAGCTCTAACGCCTGAGGGTTCTGGTCGTAGCCCATCCGCTCGATGATGCTCCTCATCTCCTCGATGCCCTTCCCAGTCACAGGGCTTGTCTCATAGCCCCAGTGAACCAGTTTCTGTTCTAGGTATCCTGCCTGGGCATCGCCTGCTTGATCCCGTTTCATCAGCCAATCTGAGGTCATGTTGCTGACCCATGTCTGTATCCTTCTAACCGCCGGGTTAGCCATGCGCTGGGCTGTGATGCTCATGTTCTTATATTGCTCGTAGGCAAGACGCTGTTCTGGCAGTAGTTCTTTCTCGTCCTTGACTAGTTCCTCCTGCCAGTCCCACACCTCACGTAAGGCCCGTTTGTCTTTCCGTAACTGCATGGCCGTAGTGTCGTTATTCAACCCAGAGACACTCAGTACGTACTCTAGTTCTTCTGGAGCGTGGTCGTCTTCAAACTTCTCCATCAGTTCATCGAAGATACCCCAGAGGATCGTATCGCCTGTCCCCTTGGATAGCTCGAAGACCTTGTGGTAGTCGAACATGGCCTGCTCGAATCTATCATCAGCCTCAGGTTCTTCTTGGAAGAGTTCGTAATCCCGAATGGTCTTCTCATGCTCGGCCCAGCGGCGCTTCTGGATGTCTTCTAGCTGCTTTTGGTACTCGATCCCGTCTACTGGCCGCACGCCCTTCTCTAGGTCTTCGGGACTTACAGGTTCATGGAGCTGACTTGCTAGTTCAGTCTGCTCAATGATATATCTAGCATCCTGCTCATCCCATTCCCTGGACGCATCCCCGTATGGACCCCGGCCTGTTCGGACTATATCCTCGGCTATGGTCGAGAATTCTTCTTCCATAAATTTCTGTTCGAGCGGGTCGGCGTCATACCAGGTCTTGCCCCGTTCCGTAAGACCTAGCCTTACCCTACGGCGATACAGCTCATGCTGTGGGTCATTCATCGCCTCTTGAAAGAGTATGTCCATCTGGGCATTAGGCGACGCACGCCCCTGTAGGCCGAATACTTCAGCCGCGATAGCCTCATAGCGCCCTTCTTGTATGGCTTCAATGACACCACCTACCGATATAGGTTCACCGAACTCTGAAAGAAGGGCGGGAACGCCACCGATGCCGGAAATCTCCTCGCCTTCAAAGGTGCGATATTCACCTGTAGCCATGATGTCTACAGTGATCCCCATCGCCCTGATAGGTACGCCGGCGCGGCTTTTCAAGAAGTTAGTAGCCTCTTTCCAGGCTTTGGCTGTGTCGCCCTCTATCAAGGCCAGACTGATCCTGGCCATCGTGCGGAAATAGCCATACAGCGGCCCCATTAGGTTGAAGTAAGTCCTACCGACGGGGAACTGGAACCAGTCTGCCGCATACGGGTCATGGAAGTTCGGAGGTCTGCCTGTCTGCACGTAGTGGATGCCAGTGGTCATAGATGTGACACCCGCCAGCATCTGCATCAGAGCCCGCTTGGCTTCTATGCTATCTGCTCCGCGAGTAGGGCGCACGGCCAGAGCTATCAGCCCCATATTGGCGCGCATGAACCGCGCCGCAAAGGCTGTCAATGCCTCTATGGTCCTCTGTGTGGGCCGGATACCCAAGATGGCGTGGCTCTCGGTGCCCAGTTCTTTACGTATGGCCTTATTAAGGTCAATCAGGGCGTTTCGCGCCTCGTCTGACTCCAGGGGTATGAACTCGTTAGGTTTGACCCGCCCCTTGAACACCTTGGTCCTGGTGGCCTTGTACATCTCTGTCTGGCCTATGATGATGAACCACTCAAAAGACCGCTGGAACGCTTTGAACGCCGGCCCGAACAAAGGCAGCCTGGTAGGTACGGACGCTATACCTGTCTGGGTGAACATATATTCGGTAGGCATGATGATGCCCCCTAGCTCCGACCCTTCATCCATGAACCGGTGGTTCTTATTCGCATATACCCACGGGGTACGGACAAAAGCCTTCGTACTCTCGCTAACGGCTCTAAACCAGACGACGGGGTTACGCCAAAGTAGGGTCTGCCCGTTAATGAACATGCCCGCAAGGTCCACGTTGGTCAATAGAGCCCTGGATAGCTGGGCAATCTCAGCGGTAGTCTCTACGATGGGACCAGTGAGAGGATCCGCTCCTCTCCTAGCACGCTGTACCTGGGGTATATAGATATTCTCGAAGATCTCATCGACGAGTGAGCGGTCATTGATGCGGCTACCCAGGAGTACCTCATGGAAATTCGGGTTAGCCATCGCATCTATGGCGCGGTACTGTCTGTATGCGGTGACGAATTCCGCATCAGCCCTACGGAGGGCAAGTTCAAGCTGGGGGGTCGGAGCTAGGGGGCATCATCATGCCTACCGAATATATGTTCACCCAGACAGGTATAGCGTCCGTACCTACCAGGCTGCCTTTGTTCGCGCCTCGTCTGACTCCAGGGGTATGAACTCGTTAGGT